TCAGGATTTCAAAGGTGGTCCTGTAGCAAAAAAGAAAACAGGTAAACCCAATGCTCAGGGTGATTATGGTAAGAAAGACATTCAAGAAAGAGGCGATTTCTGGCATCCCGATCCTGATAAGGACCGTAAGTTAGGTGGTCCTGGTGCAAACCAGCGTGCTCGCGAAGACCGTGCTGCTGCATCTAAACCCAAGTCTGATCCTAAGAAACTTCGTCCTGGTGAGTCCTATATGCAATATGCAAAGCGTATGAAGACTCGCAAAGAAGATTGCTGGGATGGTTATGAGAAGAAGGGTATGAAGACCATGTTTGGTAAGAAATATCCTAATTGCGTGAAGAAGACCAAGAAAGAAGAAGTTGAGATTGCCGAGGCAGAGAAGAAAATTAGGGCAAAGGGTTCTGATAGAAGCAAGAAAATTATTCCTGACGCTGGTCCCGCTTACTACAAGAAAGCTAAAGATCATGTGAAGTATGAAGAGGTTGAAGTCCAAGAGGGTATGGGTGATATTGCTATCAAAGCAATTGAAAAAACTAATCCTCCTTATCTCAGTAAGCGTTCTTCAATCATTCGTGGGATCAAGAGTAAGCAATTAGATTCTTATCTCAAGAAAGTTGACAAGAAGAAAGCAGAAAGAGCAGCAAAGAAAAACGAAGAGTTAGAATTTGCTGGCGAACTGATGACTGAAGAGCAGTTCGACGAGGCAGCAGGCGAGAAAGATGCTTGCTATAAGAAAGTGAAAGCACGTTATAGTGTTTGGCCAAGTGCATATGCATCTGGTGCTCTCGTTAAATGTCGTAAAGTCGGTGCAGACAACTGGGGGAACAAGAGTAAAAAATGAAAACATTTAATCAGTTCCAAGCAGAATGCTGGAAGACTCACAAGAAAGTAGGCATGAAGATGAAGGGTGGTAAACTCGTTAATGATTGCCGTCCCAAGAATGAAGAGGTTCAAAATGAAGGAGCTGCCTGGACTAAAAAGGCAGGAAAGAATAGTGAAGGAGGATTAAATGAAAAAGGTAGAAAGTCGTATGAGCGTGAAAACCCAGGAAGCGATCTTAAGGCACCTTCAAAAAAAGTTGGGAACCCTCGTAGAGCGAG